ATCACCTCGGTCGCGCGGCAGCCATTCATCGACGAATGGGGCGAGGATCGCATCGTCGATTGGCCGCAGGGCGTCTGGAAACCGTTCTATCCCTGGTTTGCGCCCGACGTGGTGCGCATCTGCGAGTGGTATCAGGTCGAGGAAAAGACCGAGCGGCTGCTGATCCTCACCAATGCGGTGACCGATGAGGAGCGCCGCATCTGGGCGAGCGATATCGAGTCCGACGACCTCAAGGAAATGCTGGCCGGCGGCTGGAAACAGCGCGCCCGGTCGGTCAAGCGCAGGCGCGTCCGCAAATATATCCTGACCGGCGGCGAGATCCTTGCCGACAAGGGCTATATCGCCGGCCCGAACATCCCGATCATCGTCTATTACGGCGAGCGTCGTTTCATCGACAGTCAGGAGCATTTCGACGGCCATGTGCAGCGGTCGATCGACACGCAGCGCATCTACAACGCCCAGATTTCGCGGCTGGTTGAGACCGCCGGCACGTCACCGATCAAGCGGCCTTGGCTGTTTCCCGAACAGGTGCAGGGCCATGAAGACGAACTGGCCGATCGCAGCCGCGCCCGCAAAGCCTATAACCTCATCAATCCGCTGCACACGCAGGATGGCGAGCTTGCCGCTATCCAAGGCCCGATCGCCTATGACGAGCCGCCGGGCGTAGACGAAACCAGCGCAGCGCTGCTGCAGATCACGTCCGCCGACATTGCTGATTTGAGCGATGCCGAGGATGGCGCCGACGAGGTTCAGGCCAACGTCAGCTCCGAAGCCATGGACCTTGCCGCGACCCGCACCGACGAGAAGTCGAGCGGGTTCATGGATAATTTCTGCCTGTCGATGGAATGGACCGGCCGCGTCTATCTCGGCATGGCGAAAGAGGTCTATACCGAGGAAGGGCGCGAGATCGCGACCCGCTCGGAAGATGGGCAGGACGGCACCGCGATCATCGGCCAGCCCAAGAGCGACAATGGTCGGTTTTACACCGCCAATGATTTCGCGTCGGGCAAGTTCAACGTGGTCGCCGCGGTCACAGAATCGAGTAAGACGAAACGCGACAAGACGGTGCGCAAGGCTTTGGGCATCGCGCAGATCGCAGGCCCCGACACGCCGCTGGGCCAGGGTGCGCTGATCACCGCCGTCACCAACATGGACGGCGAAGGCATTGACGACCTCAAGGCGCTGGCTCGCAAGCAAGGCCTCTCGCTGGGCCTGTTCCAGCCGAACGAGCAGGAACAGCAGGAAATGGCGCAGGAGCAGCAGGGTCAGCAGCCGGAACCCGCCGAGACGGCATTGCTCGCCCGCGCTGGGCTTGATCAGGCTTCCGCCTCTCTCAAGGAGGCCCAAGCCCAGACCGAGCAGGCCAAGGCCATCGACAAGGCCGCCGATGCCCATCTCAAGATCGCACAGGCCAGCGCATTGGGCGGTCCAGACAAGGAACCGCAAGTGCCGACCGGCCTATCCACGCCCGTCGACGATGCTGCGAAGATTGCCGGCGCCAAGCTGCATTTGGCCCAGGCGGACAAGATCGTGCACGATATCCATCTCGCCCATGCCGAGCATGGCTTGCAGGCGGTCAAGACCGGGCACCAGATCGAGATGGAGCGTCGCCAGCAGGAACTGGCCGAGAAGCAGCCGGCTAAAGAGGCCGCATGACGTTTCACATTCTTTCGCGCCACATCTGGACGGGATGGATGGCGGCCAATGCCTGCGGCAAAGCGCAGAACGATAACGAGGCCTCATGATGTTTCGCCGTCTGCGCCATTGGCTGTTCGGTGACCTGCTGATCGCCAAGTTCAATCTGGCCGACAAAACGATTACGTTGGAAGGAGTTGATATCATGGACATTCTCTCTCGCCTCGACGCGCTCGAAAAGGCTGTGCAGGCGCTGCCGCCCGCGACCGATACCTCGACGTTCGCCACAGCCGACAGCGTGACCGCGCTCGGCGCCCGCATCGACAAGATTGACACCGAGATCGGCGCTTCGTCGCTGCCGCAGCAAGAGCCGCCGGCCGACCAGCAGCCCGCGCCTGATCAGGTCGGCTGACCAGCGCATCCGGAAAGTCGTTTAGCTCCAACAAAATGCTCGGGGGAGCAGGACCGCCGCTGTTAATCGGGCGAGGGAAGCGAAGACATGGCCGACGAGCCAGAAGAGGACATCCTCGAACTGGGGGATGAGGATCGCATCGATCCGCCCGAGGGGGGTGACGATACCCAGCCTGCTGCCGATACGAACGATGAGCTTGAAATCCCTACGTTCGGCGATCTGGACGAGGAAGACGAGGGCGATACGGATCTGATCCGGAAGGTCCGCGAGCGCAATCGGGAGCTTGCCGCCAAGGTGCGCGAGCTGGAAAACGGCAAGAAGCCGGCCGTCGAGCCCGAGATCATTGTCGGCGAAAAGCCCACGCTCGAAACCTGCGAATGGGACGAGGAGAAGTTCGAGGCCCAGCTCGACGCATGGAAGGAGCGCAAGCGCAAGGCCGAGGAGCAGGCGGCCAAGCAGACCGACCAGCAGCGCCAGGCGAACGAGCAATGGCAGGGCACGTTGTCCAACTATGCCCAGAAGCGGCAGGCCTTCCCGGCGGAAGTGATGGACGAGGCGGAATCTGCCGTCGCCACCACGCTCAGCCCGGTCCAGCAAGCCATCATCGTCAGCGTGGCGGATAATCCTGCCAAGCTGATGCTGGCGCTCGGTCGCAACCAGGCCAAGCTGGACGCAATCGCGACCACTTCGGACCCGCTCAAATTCGCCGCCCTCGTGGCCAAGCTCGAAACGGAGGTAAAGATGACCAAGCGCCGCACGACCGCGGAACCCGACACGCCCGTTCGTGGGTCGGCCGCAACGTCCATCACCAGCGGTGACAAGGAACTGGAGCGGCTGGAGAAGGAAGCCCGCCGCACCGGCGATCGTAGCAAATTGGTGGCCTACAAGGCCCAGAAGAAGGCGGCATAATCATGGCCTGGAATGGTGATAAGGTTGAACTGACCGAGGGTCAGAAGCGCGCCGCTGAATTTGCCGGCATCCCTGCGGATCGTCCCGGTCTCGGCGCCGAATATCCGAAGGCGGTCTACAAGGCCGACAAGGAGGGCAAGGACCGCACGCTGAATGGCGAGCCGATCCTCGTCGACGGCAAGCATGCCGTGCGCACCGCCGTCGTCCACAATGAGGATGAGGAACTGGAAGCGCTCGAGCAGGGCTGGTTCCTGTCGCCCAACCTCAAGGAAGAAGAGCGTAAGCGCGACGCGATTGCCGAGAAGGACGCCGAGATCGCCGCATTGCAGGCCCAGATTGCGGCGAAGGAGAAGCCGGCGGAGAAGCTGTCCGTCAAGGCCTAACACCCGTGCGGCGGGATATTGACGCTGCCTAAAAAATAGGCAATATATCCCGCCAGCACACCCCAGGGACCTCCGCCTGCCATCGGGAGAGACGGTGCGATCGAGCCTCAGCGGCTCTCCATTCGTCTCTGGAGGTTTAAATGTCGACCAGTTTCCTGAAAGAGGAAGAGGTAGTTTTTGACCGCATGGTCGAATCATTCGACGACATGCTCAGCTACGGCGCCCTCGCCCGCAAATATTCCCCGCTGTCCGATTCCGAGATGGTCTATACGCGTGACCGTTTCTGGATCGACGCGCCGATGATCGGGTCGAGCTATGACGGCTTCGACCAGACCAGCAACTTCGACGGCATCACGCAGACCTCGGTCCCGGCGGCGATCGGCTTTCACAAGTCGAGCCCCAAGATCCTGTCGTCCAAGAACCTGCGCAACGAATCCGCGATGCAGCAATATGCGGATGCGGCCAAGGTCAAGCTCGCGGCTGATATCAACATCGCGCTGCGCAATCGCGTTGCCCTTGAGGGCTCGCAGTTCGTCAAGCGCACCGTCGCCGCAACCGGCTTCGACGATCTGGCGCTTGCCCAGGCTGTCCTGACCGAGCAGGGCGTGCCCGCTGCCGATCGCGTGCAGATGGTCGGCGTCCGCTCCGGCATCGGCATGGCATCGAACCTTGCGTCGCGCGCTGAGAATACCAGCCGCTCGTCGGATGCCTATCGCACCGGCCTGGTGGCACCGGGCATCGCTTCGTTCGAGACCTATTCGGACGATGCTCCGATCCGTCTCACCCCGGCAACCGGCGGCACGACCACGGTCAATGGCGCGAACCAGTATTTCGAGCCGGCCGCTTATTACACCGAAAGCGACGGCGAGCAGGTCAACCAGGACAATCGCCGCCAGAACCTGACCGTGACCGCCGGCACCTATGCCAACATCAAGGTGGGCGACGCTTTCACGATTGCCGGCGTCAACTCGGTCCATATGATCGAGAAGTCCGACACGGGCCAGCTTCAGACCTTCCGCGTGACCGGCAAGCCTTCGGCCGGCGTGATCCAGATCACCCCTGCGATCATCTCCAACGGCGGCAGCACGATCGCGGGCAAGGAGCTGCAGAACGTCACGGCCACTCCGGCCAATGGTGCGGCCATCACTTGGCTCAACACCGCGACCGCGGAACTGAACCCCTTCTTCGTCAAGTCGCAGTTGCTGCTCATCCCGGGCAGCTTCGTGGTCGACCCCGATGAAGGCTGGCAGGTCATGCGCGCCACCACGCCCAAGTTCGGCATCGGCATCACCTATACCCGCCAGGGCGACATCAACACGCTGAACGTCAAGGCCCGTTGGGACATCGACTTCGGCACGGTGTTCCTCAATCCGCAGATGGGCGGCGCGATCGCGTTCAACCAGGTCTGATCTGGCTGAGAGCGGGGCACCATTCCAATCGGGAGAAAGAACATGGCAGACAATACGACCGCGGCCGAGCCCGTTGGCGAAAAGAAGGAGGAGGTCAAGGAACAGGCCGCCACCGAAGTCGCCAAGGATGCCGTCAAGGCCGAAATCCAGCAGGACACCGGCACGACCAGCGACGCCGAGCCCATCGAGATGTATCACGGCTCGGACGAGATCATGCAGTTCGCGCATATCGTCGACCTGCCGCTGGATGCGTTCGAGAAGGC